TGCTTTAGCCCAGCCAATTTTAGAATCGGCGACGTGTATAACGGTATCGGTGTCATGAAAGTCCTCCGCTACTTCTGGTAGCTTGCTGATGTACTGACGTTCGACACTGAAGCCCACGCCTGTACCGCACATCAGGACGTACATCATTTCGTCAAACGCTTTGGGGTGGTCGATAGGCAAGTAGGAGCAGTTAAACCCAGCGACATTGTCACGGTCCAATGCTTCTCCTGCAGTCATAAGTGCTCGCATAGAAGGCATCACGCTCATGTCGTGGATGTCTGCGAAGATACTGTTAGCGTCTTCCAGAGTAAGTTTACCCTTCTCTATCCAGAAGTTTAAGTACCTGTCTATGGTTTCTTCCCAAGTCTCCCGTCGCTGTTCCTCTGGCAGGTAACGAGCGTACCGTGACTTGTGAATGTATTGTTGATATGCGTCCATTAATTTTCCTCTTCAAAATATCTTTTGCAAAACACCTCTGTTACTTCTTCGTCTGCACAAATCAAAACACCGTACATAGGTATACACTTCTCTTTTACATAGGTGTACGAACCGTATTCAGCACAGATCCTTGTATCAGGCTCAGTCACACATCCAGACAAGAGAAGCAGCAGAAGTAGTCGTTTCACTGGTTTATCTCCTTTATAAGCCTGTCGATGTACCAACGGCATTTTCGTAGGTCTTCTATAGGCTTACCCTTATAGTCATATCGCCAGAGGTACTTCAGTGCGTTACCCTTTAGATAACCCCTAAACTCTTGGGCAGGCATGGACGCTTTAATTGCTTCGATGGCTTCGATTGCTCCCTTGTTATAGTGGTCGGGTTGGTCGACTGGGTCTACCTTCTTAGGCTTTCTAATAGATAGATTATTCAGTGCAGCAACAGTGTCCCACTCTTCCGGAGTCGCATCATCAATACTCATTTTCTTCATCCTCTAGCTCCTCTTCAAACACGTCTAGTCTGTTAATCAACTTATCCTCAAACCTGTCTAGCATCTCTTCTGAGGTTATCTGCAGGGCCTCTAGCAGGTCGTCTGGGTCAAAGGTTTTCAAGAGGCGTTCCTTAATTTCCTCTAGCGTTAGTGACATAGTCAATCAACTCCTGTAGTGTATCTATATTATACCATAAAATTCTTTCTTTGTCACACCATTCCGACATAGTCATTTTAGCCCCCTTTCGTATTTTCTTGTTCGGCTGCATCAGTACGAAGACAAGCTCTTGTTCTCTTGGCAGACTATCTCTGATGCTGGTGTACTTCTTGGTGTCGCCGTCTCTAAAGTATCCTTTACATTCCACGAGAACACCAGAGGCATGATGAACAAAGTCAGGACGATAACTGCGCTCAATGGTGTAGGGGACGGTGAAGGGTTCATAGTCAAAACCTTTTAGTATCTTGCTAACATCTTCTTCAAACGTGCTTCTAAATGTTGATTTCTTGGACCTTCGGCTCATTGACCACCTCCGTTAAAAACCTTGGACCTGTAGAGTAAGCAAAGGCACGTAGACCCGGCCAACAACTTTTCTTATACGCACAGTACGAACAACCTATGTCCAACTTCATGTTGCCGCTCTTGCCGTCTGGTTTAGCTTCGTAACAAACCTCAGGAGGTTCTGACTGCTTTACCATCTCTTGAACATGCTCAATGCGGTCTGTGATGTCAAAAGCTATGGTTTCATATACAGGGGCTTGAGTGTCCTCCTCGTCATACATAAGATAGGTTAGGTGTCCATTTTGTTTGTCCATCGCCAACCATCCAAAGCTTTTTTGATCCTCCGCTTTTGCATATCCTTTAATTTGAGCGACGTATCCAAACGGGTCATCGTAAGCCAGAGTGCCGTCTTTGAATTTCTTAAACCCATACGACGAAACACTTTTAACGTCCGTGACAACACCATCAATTTTACAGTCCATAGAACCCGTAATACCGTTGATTTCACACTGTTTTTGTTCTGCGGTAACTTCATGTCCTGATGCCCTCGTAAGAAATAGTAATAATTCTTCAATCAAATGTCCGTACAGGAACTTGACAAGCGTATGTGGCTGCATGTCGTCCATTTTTGGTACGTTGTTGTAGTGGTTCCATAGGAAGCGGTCACGCTTACCAATGTTGGACATGCGTAACTTACGACCGTCAAAGAATCTGTTGCCCCCAAACTCTTTACGCATGAGGTCCTTGACGTTTTCTCCAAACTGCTCAATGCACTCTTCGATGTCGACGTCTTTGTCTACCCTCTTGGTTTTAACCAGCTTGTAAATGTCGTCTACTAATGTGTATACGTTTTTCATTGGTACTTTCCTACTAGACCTGAGACAACCTCTTGGGCCTGCTCTGGTGTACATTTAAACCACTCACTACGTCTTTCGTACAACTTCTGTAGTTTACTGTGGGCTTCTGACTCTGCAGCACGTCTGTCTTTAACGTCCCAACTATAGTTTAACACATAGTCCCTAAAAGGGGAAGAGGTTTGGTAACCGTTAAGCCTGTCAGCTGCGTCTACGGCCATTCCAACCTTCACCCACTCAGGGAAATTAGGGTTGACTATGACGTACACTTGACCTTCTGTGCTGCTTTCGTACTTCTCAAGGCTGCTAAAAGCAGCGTCTTCAAAGCTTTTGTACCTTCCGGGTTTATGCAAAGGATGTGACTTAGGTATGTATTTCCCATTAACATACATTGCTTGGTCAAACCTTTTTCTCAAAGTAGACGCTCTTTCCCTAGTATGGTTTCCGCTGGAAACACTAGTGCCTGTTTCTGGGTAGTAGTACCACCACTCTCCGTCAACAAACTTGTACCTATCTAAGTTTTTTGCGTAATTTCCCATTGGATTTTCAGGTATCTTGTTCATCAGTGTGTCTCCGCCCATGTTGTTCCAACTTTGTATTCTCCGTCCAGTGGACACCTGAGGTTAAAGTGTACGCCAGACGCCTTGAGACATTCGACCGCAAGCCAACCGAATTTCTCTGCTTGTTCTTCAACCACCTCCGATTGTACTTCATCATGTATGTTACCTATAAATTTGTAGTCAAGTTTCCACTGCTTTGCGTAGTCGTCCAAGATCACCAGTGCCTTTTTCATTACGACGGCTCCCGCTGCTTGTAACAACGTATTCAGTGCAGCGTGTTCGGATCGAACTCGAAGTCTACGTCCGTCAAGTCCTGTAAGATAACCACGCCCAGCTGCTCTAGTAATGCGTTCTCGTAAACTTTCAAGAGCAGGTGTGTTTCTAAGAAATCGTTGCTTAAGAGTTCTGCCGTCTCCTGCAGTTCCTCCGACGATAGTTCCGATTTTAGCGTCTCCGGCTCCATAGAGGAAAGCGTAGATGAAAGTCTTAGCTTGAGGTCTTGTTTCAAGTCCCGCAGCCAATTGATTTCTGGTATGAATGTCTTCTCTAAGTAGGACATTTGTAAACTCCTCGTCGTTCATGTAATGGGCCAGCATACGTAGCTCAAGGCCACTAGCATCGAACCCAACTAACTTCTTCCCTTCGGGTACAGTCCAACAAGAGCGGCACTCATGTCCGTATAGACTGTGACTTGCAGGTACTTGTGCCATGTTAGGACTCTGGTGCGTCATGCGTCCTGTGACTGCACCGTTGCTTATAACACGACCGTGTACCCTACCGTCGTCCTCAACAGCGTCTAACCAAGAATGTACTTGCGCATATCGCTTTTGAAGAGTAAGGTACTCCAAAACTTTTCCCGCCTCAGGGACGTGACTGTTGTCCTTAAGCGTCTTCTCATCGACAACGGGCTTTCCGCTTGGCGTTTTTTGAGTCCAGATTGCACCCTTACTTTTAAGCCGTTCTGCCACTTGTTGTCTGGACCCAACGTTGAAAACTGTAACTTTGTCTTTAAGTCTTTTCCCTGTCTTCTCAGAGAACCTTTCTTCGACAATGGGCGGGAACATACTTTGTAGTTCGGTTTCAATGGCATTCATGCCCTCCTTAAATGTGGCACACAACTCCATAGCCATCCTCTGGTCCAACAACCAACCATTCCGCTCCTGCTGCTGTACGGCAAACTGCACCTTGTGTTCCAACTCAATGGACTCTTCAGAGAAGTCAGCCATGTCTTTCACAAGCTGCTGATAAACTGCCTCCGTGACTTCCACATCACGCATACAGTACTCAATCATAGCAGTAGATAAGCAGGACCAGTCGTCGTGGTCACCTTTGGGGAACCCAAGAAGCTCACCCCAGACCTTCAGGGAGTGTCCACCGGCACGACTTGGGTCGTACAACCTAGACAGCACCAGAGTATCCACTATGCGCTCAGGGGCCACAGAAACGCCCCAGAGACGTTTTAGAACTGGGAGGTCGTAACCTATCAGGTTGTGGCCTACGACGCTCACAGAGCCTTCTAGAGCCCTTGTGAGAGACCCTGGGTCCTTGTGTACAGTGTTTACTCCGTTTTCCCGTGTCACGACGCACCAGATTCGTGTTGGGTTAAGACCATCGGCTTCCAAGTCCAGATAAATCAAAAGTCCTCCCCTATTTCTGGATTAGCAACTTCCGACAACCTGCCTGTTTTTCTGTCGTAAGCCAACCAACAAGCTGGGCCTGTTTCACCCGTGTAACGATTCTTCAGAACACGTACTGTTGTTGTGTTCCTAATGTCTTCGTTAGCGTTCTGTTGATCACGCTCCATGCCAATGACAATGTCCGACAGCTGTGCAATGGCCTGAGACCCCCTAAGTTCACCCAAGGATATCTGAGCACCGTCCTCGTGTGCTTTACCCTGTGACCTACGCAAGTGTGACACAAGGAACAGACTAATGCCTGTCTCAGCCACCAGAGTCCGTAGCTTGGTCATGATTTCGTCAATGGCCTTCCGTTCGTCCCCTGATTCCTGAGAACTGACGACGATGGACAGGTGGTCCAGTATGACGTACCGGCAATCAAGTGCTTTTGCCATGTAGCGAACACGGGCGAGCAGGTTATCAGCCGACGTTGACCCCCAATGGTCAAATAGGTAGTAACGTCCTGTTCCCAGTGTGGTCTCCCAAAACGGTCGAAGTTCGTCCACAGGCGTGTCCTCTTCCAAGTGAAGGGGCCTGTTTGCCGCCACCGACATGATACCAAGCGTTGTTCGGGCCAGATCCTCCTCAAGCGCCAAGACTCCAATATTGCCTTCGCATCGGCGTAGAAGATCATATTCGATTTCTCTGATAAATTGGGACTTTCCCATACCACTGCCGCTAGTGATCGTGACGAGTTCATACGGTCTATGCCCCCTAGTTATGTGATTCAGTCCCTCCCATGGATAAGGTATTGACTTGACTTTCCTTTTTTCTACAAGCTTTTCCCAAGTATCAGTACCCGCTACAATACCGTCGGGTCTGTACGTTTTAGATTCCCACCAACAACTTGTAAACTCTTTAATCTTGTTCGCCATGAGCATTTCATTAGCGTCCTTCATTGGGAGTCTACATATCTTCAGCTTGTTGGGACTAAACAGGTCTTTAACTTGCTCTATCGCTGCTTCGCCAGCTTTGTCGTTGTCGAAACAAATGACTACAGTGTTGTAATTTTCCAACCACTCTAGTTGCTCTTTGATTTCTTTGGCTGCGTTGCCAGCACCCGAACGTAGAGACACAACGTCCCACTTCTGTCCTGACATTTCGTAGACAGCTAGTGCGTCCAATTCACCTTCAGTAATCGTAATGAATCGGTTATCTCTACATACGTTTTGACCAAATAATCCAACGTTGCTGATGTCACCTGTCGAATAAAAGTTTTTTGTACTGACTTCACGGGCTTTAGTTGCTGCTACTTCTCCAGTACCTAGATCGTAGTAAGGATAATGGTGTTTTTCAATTTCACCTGTGGCTGAGTACTCAACGGTAACCCCATAGTGCCCACAGGTGGCTTGAGAAATGCGCCTATTAGGTATTGCGGAAACAACACCACCCATCGACAGTGGTTTAGCTTTTGGTAACTGTGTTGTCATTCCTGTCTCACCGTTAACATGATAGTTACAATTGACGCCAAAACAATGTTGGCCTCCATTGTCGTAAATAGCGAGAGCGTCCGAAGAACCACACTTCGGACAACTCTCATGTCTCAAGAACTTAGAAGTCTGCGGCATCACCCACAGCCATCTCTGCTTCCTCAAGAACTTTTACGGCTTCAAGGTAGGTTGACACACCGTGTACTGGATGTGCTGGCCCAAGCTTGAACTTCAAGCGCACCTTTGAGTTGTAAGGCACTTCTCCAGTGTAGGGGTTGCCTTCAGCATCAAAACGCTTGATTTCGTACCGTGATTTAAACTTACGCTGTTTGTTGCCCTCGTAGTCCTTAATCTTGACTCCTTGGGCAGACAGCGAAGCTGCGTCGTCTTCAGACATAGTAATGGTCATTGAGTACTGACCTGTGTCCTGACCGTTAAACACATCGTGCTGGGTCAAGTTGCTGAAGTTTACGACACCTTCTATTACTGTTGCAGTCATGGAATAATCTCCGTTATCGTTTTATGATTGCACTATTGCATATCATACTAATAGTATACACTATATGAAACTACCTGTCAAAAAAGAATCTATGATTTGTATGCAGGTGTACATAACAAACATCATAAATCCTATACCCCCAGCAGGATAGATCACGTTAGCTTTCCACGGGTTGTCCCGTATCCATTGTTCTATCTGCTGTTCCGTCATCATATTATATTCACGTACTCCTCGTTAATGATTGTCTGTACATGGACGTACCCATCGGGCCAATACGTGTAGGACTCTGCGAGTGCCTTGGCTGTCCTGCGTACTGAGGCCTCAAAGTGCTCGTGCATCCCTAGTTCGTCCTTGCAGTACCAAAAAGGTATACGTAGGACTGGCTCTGCTGGACCACGTTCTTCATAGTACACAATGATTTCAGCGTCGTTACCTATGGGTCCGTCGTTGCCGAAGTGTTTTGTGTGGTCGTTGTCCGGTTGTTTCATAATTCAGACCCCGCTTGCGGTAGTTCGTCACTAGCAATAAACAAAATCCTGTCTAGTGTTACTCTGGGCATAACCACGTTGCCCTTGTCGTCAAAGGACACCTCAAGCTGGTCCTGTTCAAACACAAAGGGTATACCACCCCAAGGGTCACGCTTCATGATGTCATTGGTCACTGTACGGGCCTGAGTGTACCCTAAACAGTAGATTTGATAATCACCACCGTCGACCAAATAAATGCTCTTTTCGTCAATCGCCATAACTTAAGTTTCTCCTAAGGTTTACTAATGTAGTACAACAACATACAACTACTAAATTAAATACTAAGGTAACAACAATAGTAACTACTTTAGTAGAGGGTATCATAATTGTCGTCATCAGTCAATGACCCATTTGGGTAATATTCCATAATTTCTTGTGTATCTACTCCTGCAGTAGCAGAAGCAGACAAACAAATGCCGCAGAGATCAAGAAAATTGCCATGTGTGTCCTTCCGTGTTAGTTCAGAGTCTTCTAAAATTCTATCGCAAGCCTTACAGCGCATCTCTCCACTCCTTCCCGTGTAGCTCCACCATGAGCATCTCAAGGTGTTTGTATGATAGCCCCTTGTACTTTCTCCGGCTTTGTAGTCGGTACATTTCAGTATCAAATTCTACCAAATGTTCGACCATAGCGTGTGTCTCTGGATCTTCAGTAGGGCCTAAGTTGTCGTCTAGCCCACCATATTCTGCTGCATACTCATCTATCGTCATTGTAAGCTTTCTCCATACGTTTACATAATTCGTCTATTATCTTCTGTTCTTCCTCTTTCCAAGCTGAAATGTCATCTAAGCCAACGTAATCTTCAGCTTCTAGATCATCATAATACTCATCATGAGCAATTTCCCAAGATTCCCTAGGCATCGCTATCACCTCCCTTAATTAACACCCATATCGTCCCAAGTATACAAAAACCCCATAGTAAAAACAAGACTTTAATTTCCATTAATCAAACCTCGCTATTTTCTGGTTTCCTTTATCATCGGTAAGTCCGACGATTGAATAAGGGTACACCCAAAGGGTAAACCCAAGCTTTGTAATCTTGGCAATTGGGTCCAAAGGCCCGTCTTCGTCGTTGTCCGCTAAATATCGGCCTTTATTGTCGACTATGGTGCCACTAAAAGGGTAAACAAAGCCGCCATAATGGTACAAGGAATCCATCTTGTCCGCCACGGACTGTATGGACTGCCCTTCGATGTATAACGATCTCTCGAAGAAATGAGGGATCAACCCAAGGGCTTCAATGGATACCCTATCGTCTAACATTTCAACTATCATTGTCTACTGCCTCCCTTGCTTTATTTACTTCAGAGTCTACTAATACCGCCAAACCGTCAAACGTTTTGTAAAGGCCCCATGGTGGTTCATCGGGGTAATCCATGACTCGCACTGCAGTTTTAGCTATCAAAGTGTCTTCAAAGTATTTGCCAGTGATTTGGCACATGTAGAATGTAATCATGCGAAATTTTTCCTTATTTCTTGGTTTGGATATAGCTTTTTAGCTTCGCTTAAGCGCTCTTTAAATTCCTCAAAACGATAAGCCCAAGCGATTAGTTCCCACTTACCGTCAATTTGTACATAAGCTTTATACGCTTCAGGTATCATTGTCTCTTTCCTTTCTGTCAATGTAAACAAACAAGGGCGTGAGTATAACACACGTCCCAAGTAATAACAATACGTCAAACCACGGTTGCCATTGTTCAATCATCGTCGTGGCCACTCATTTATGCCTTTCTCGTACCCTACAGCATGCCCTACTATCCATCCAAAAGCAAAACATGCCACCATCAACACACCAAACATCATTAGTTCCATTATGCCGCCCTCGCAATTATGTCTCTTTGTTTCTTTTCCATGCTCTTACCATGGCCAATATAACACACTACTGCTACGTCTTTAGACCAGCATGCCCTACAAGGCCCGCATTTGCCCTCTCGTGAATAAGCTTCACAAACTAGGGCACCACTAGGGACATTGTCCAACGTCGCTATGGTGGACGTTTGAGGGCCTTCTATGACGTCTCCGGTAATGCTGTCAGATGACAAGCGTACCACTACGTTTGCTAGTGCGGACATTTCCGCCAACACGGGACCAAACTTCGCAAACTTGTGCATACGGGTCGGTAACCAATGGTTACACCATGGCGTGCGCTTCATTACTTCCAGAATCTTGTAAGCAAGTCTGACGTCGTAAACATCGCCACTGTCAAACCATCGGAAATACCGATCGTTATCTAGTTCGGACACCATGTCGTCAACCCAAGCGTCACGTTTCCAGTCTTCCCGATTGTGCTCTCTAGGTGCCTTGACGTTTTTGAATCGGTAGTTGCCCCTAGTGGCATAGCATCCCGAACAAGCGTCGACTAGTGAACCATCCGGCTTGCGTGAAGCTGGACATGTGTCGAGCGCTTGCAGTGACCACGAGCGACCCGGCATTTTTGAGGCCTTTGATAGTTTGAGCATGGTTTTAGTCTCCAATAGAATCAACAAAGCCCACAGCGTACACCATGGGCTTACTTGAGTCTACTGTTAGATTCGCTTATAGCGTGCCGTAGTGTCTATCTCGTAAAAATACACTTGGACGTCGTCTTCTGTCACTTCCTCCACTACGTACGGCTCATTGTGGAAAAAACCGTCTGACAGTATTACATAGCCACCGTCAATTTCCATTGGGAAGTCTTTCATAGTGTTACCCTCTTTTGGTTGTCTGATACCACGAAAACCCCGCATATAGCGAGGTCCCGTGAAGCTTGGAAGGTTTAACGGTCGTCTATACTGATATTGACGTCCCGTCCGTTCTTATGCTCTACATAGAGAGACCATAGACCGCCTGAAAGCTTGTGATAGCATTCGCCTTGGCTATAGCTGAATGGACGCTTTAGGGCCTTACGCTTACGAATGATGATTGAGCGTCCGAATACTTTTGATGTTGTTACGTTTTCCATGGTATTGCCCTCCTTGGGCTTTTGTTGGCCTTGGCTTGATTGCCTTGGCTTGAGTACATAATGCCATAGTGAGACTTGAGTGCAACATTTATTTTGTGTGAATATTTACATTAGTTTTTTCTTGCTCTTTTGTTGGCCTTATGTTACTCGCATGCGCACACGTTATCAAAGGCCCTAAGGGTTCAACATAGGCACACACACTTGTCAATACCCAAAGTGCAAAAACTCGTAAAAACTTTAGTTGATGTCCTAGCATACCCCAAGTGTAAAACTCCGTGACGGGCTTCCTAGGGCGTCTCAGGGCCATGTGGATAAACCTGTGGATAACTTGAGGTGCTCCTGTGGATAACCTGTGGATAACTCAAGGGTTGTGGACAACCTGTGGATAACTTATGCACAACTTATGCACAGCTTATGCACAACCTGTGGAAAACCTGTGGATAACTTTGCCCAAAGGTGGACTAAAGTTTGACCGGGGGAGGGGTATGTGTAGCTGTTGTTGTCGTTGTAGCCACTGACACACAAAATAAGTCAAAATTAAGAAAATTAAGTAAAAAATAACAGTATGTAACTTATTGTTTTTACTCAAGTTTCTAATATCCCTGGAATTAACCCTAAAATAGCTTGACTTTCGTGTCAACTTATGTTATACTATTGTTGTAATTAGGGATAATTTATGTTATGACCGCTGAAATTAAAAAAAGAGGTCGTGGCAGACCCCGGAAGTCCGAAGTAGCCGCTGTTAAGCCCGGAAACAAGGGTCAAGTAGGCCGACCCAAGGGTGACGCAGCGATAATTAATGAGTACAAGGCTAGGATGTTGGCTAGTCCTAAGTCTCGTAAGGTCCTAGAGACAATTTTTGATGCTGCTTTAGACAATGACCATAAAAATCAAGCTGCTGCTTGGAAACTTGTGATGGACCGTATACTACCAGTGGGTGCTTTTGAAAAGGACGTAGTCAAAGACACCGGTAGAAACGCCATACAGATTAATATTACAGGTGTCGGTACTGCCGAAGTAACTACTCCAGACGATATCATAGAAGGAGAAGTAGTAGATGGGTCTTAAGCACTTCACAAGAGAAGAGTTTGACTGTCAGGTCACTGGCACCAACAACATGGAACAAGAGTTCCTAGAGAAGTTAGACCAATTGCGGGGTGCATGTGGCTTCCCGTTTGAGGTGACGTCTGGTTACCGTCATCCAACTCAGCACCCTATTGAAAGAAAAAAGGAAGTGCCGGGGACACATGCCCAAGGGATCGCGGCTGACATAAAAATAACTAATGCCGCCCACCGCTACACTATTGTGGCTAATGCTTTGAACCTTGGTTTTACTGGTGTGGGTATTGCTGATACGTTTGTACATGTGGACACTAGGGGTACAACTCCAGTGATTTGGTTGTACTAATGAAGTTTTCTCATGGTGACGCACTGACTGCGGGTTCTTCCAATACTATCTTGGACGTGCCTACTGGCTACGACGCTATAGTTACCTATTTGTTCATATCGAACACTACGGGCAGCAGTAAAAGCATTGATGCACGTTGGGTACACAACAGTGTCAACATTGATTTCCTGTCAGGGAAGAACGTAGGGTCAAAAGACTTTTTAGAGTTTGGTGGTCAGTACGGTGAGTTCCTTGTAGCAAAAGAAGGAGACACCTTAAGTCTTACTCCAGAAGCTGGCTCTACGTTTGTCAGTATTATTTCTTTTGAATTAGTACCAGCGACACCAAGGTTGAACTTTTGACTGATTTAAACATAGAACTACTGCCTTGGCAACAACAGGTCTGGGCAGACGACACAAGATTTAAAATAGTAGCTGCTGGGCGACGTACAGGTAAGTCTAGATTAGCAGCATGGATGTTAATCGTTAACGCACTACAGGCAGACAAAGGACATGTATTTTACGTCGCACCTACTCAGGGACAAGCCAGAGACATCATGTGGCAAACCTTGCTTGAACTGGGGCATCCTGTTATCAGCGGTAGTCACATTAATAATTTGCAAATTAAGCTTGTCAACGGTGCTACAATTAGTCTAAAGGGTGCTGACAGACCAGAAACCATGCGAGGTGTCAGCCTCAAGTTCCTAGTAATGGACGAGTACGCTGACATGAAGCCTGAGGTATTTGAGCAAATCCTGAGACCTGCTTTGGCTGACCAGAAGGGATGTGCAATGTTCATAGGAACACCTATGGGCAGGAATCATTTTTACGAGTTATACAAATATGCGGAGTTAAGCAATGATCCGACGTACGCTGCATACCACTTTACTTCTTACGACAATCCATTGCTGGACCCGGACGAAATTGATATTGCTAAAAAGTCTATGTCTTCTTATGCGTTTCGCCAAGAGTTTATGGCGTCTTTTGAAGCGCGTGGGTCAGAAATGTTTAAGGAAGACTGGGTACAGTTTAGTGAAGATAGGCCCGAAGTAGGAGATTATTACATTGCAGTTGACTTGGCAGGATTTGAAGAAGTCAACAAGAAGAAGACTAAGAATTCCAAGCTTGACGACACAGCGATCGCCGTGGTTAAGGTCAATGAGCATGGTTGGTATGTTGACAATATCATATACGGTCGATGGTCACTTGACGAAACAGCAGCTAAGATATTTCAGGCCGTTAGAGATTACCGTCCCATATCGGTGGGAATCGAAAGAGGTATTGCTAAACAAGCCGTCATGTCACCTCTGATGGATCTACAGAAGCGGTACGGAACATTCTTTAGAGTAGAAGAGTTGACACACGGTAACAAAAAGAAAACCGACAGAGTAATGTGGGCGCTACAGGGGCGCTTTGAAAATGGGTACATTACGCTGAACAAAGGAGAGTGGAACTCTAGATTCCTAGACCAACTCTTTCAGTTTCCTGACCCTTTGACCCATGACGACTTAGTGGACGCTTTAGCGTACATTGACCAATTGGCAAAAGTAGCGTACGACTACGACTACGAAATAGAAGACCATGAAATTTTAGACGTGGTAGCAGGATACTAATATGACTGACTTATATGAACAAGACCCACTTATGGTTGAAGAAACGATTGAAGACTGGGTTATAACCAAGTGTGAAGACTGGAGGGACTACTACGAAAGTAATTATGAGGCAAGATTTGAAGAATATTATAGACTATGGCGCGGTATATGGGACCCTGCTGACAGTGAGCGCAGGTCTGAGCGTTCCCGTATTATTTCTCCTGCACTTCAACAGGCAGTTGAGTCTAATGTAGCAGAACTAGAGGAAGCTACGTTTGGACGCGGCAAGTGGTTTGACGTTAGTGATAACTTAGGTGATACGCAAAAGCAGGACGTGTTGTTCTTGCGTAACAAACTAACGGAAGACTTTGAAGACTGTATGGTACGCAAGGCCGTAGCAGAATGTCTTATTAACGCTGCAGTCTTTGGTACAGGCATTGGCGAAATTGTCATAGAAGAAATGAAAGAAATGGCTCCTGCTACTCAGCCCATTATGGACGGAGATTTGCAAGCAGTAGGAGTAAACGTTACAGACCGTGTCAAGGTTAAACTAAAGCCTGTACTACCTCAAAACTTTTTGATTGACCCTGTAGCTACCTCTGTAGAAGACGCTCTAGGCGTTGCTATTGACGAGTTTGTAAGCCGACACCAAGTAGAACAACTACAGGAACAAGGCGTGTACCGCGACGTATACGTAGGTATGGCTGCTCCTGATACGGACCTAGAGCCTGACCAAGACATTACAATTTACAATGACGACAAGGTAAGACTTACGAAGTACTATGGTCTAGTGCCGCGAGAGCTTCTAGAATCGGCTCTAAGAGAAGAAGACGAAGAAGCAGTACCTGAGGAAGGGCCAAAAGAAAAGTACGTAGAAGCCGTTGTAGTCATTGCTAACGGGGGCATACTTCTTAAAGCTGAAGCAAACCCATACATGATGGAAGATCGTCCTGTTGTTGCATTTCCTTGGGATGTAGTACCCGGACGTTTCTGGGGTCGTGGAGTCTGCGAGAAAGGGTATAACTCTCAGAAAGCTTTGGACACAGAGTTGCGAGCTAGAATTGACGCCCTAAGCCTAACTATTCATCCAATGATGGCTATTGACGCAACTAGGTTACCTAGAGGCGCAAAACCAGAGGTACGCCCCGGTAAAATGATCCTAACCAACGGAGATCCTCGTGAAGTTCTACAGCCGTTCAACTTTGGTCAAGTTAGTCAAATTACTTTTGCTCAGGCAGGAGCACTGCAGCAAATGGTACAACAAGCAACGGGAGCAGTGGACTCAGCAGGAATTGCGGGTCAGGTTAATGGCGAGAGTACTGCCGCTGGTATTAGTATGTCTCTTGGCGCTATTATTAAACGCCACAAGCGCACACTAATTAACTTCCAACAGTCATTCTTGTTACCGTTTGTTAAAAAAGCTGCACATCGGTACATGCAGTTTGACCCTGAGTCGTACCCTGTAGCTGACTACAAATTTAACGCAAGCAGCACACTGGGAATCATTGCTCGTGAGTACGAAGTTACTCAGCTGGTACAGTTGTTGCAGACTATGGATCGACAATCACCGTTGTACAACACCTTGATTCAAAGCATCATTGACAACATGAACCTGTCTAACCGTGAAGAACTGTTGGCAGCTATGCAGCAAGCTATGCAGCCTAATCCTCAAGCACAACAAATGGCTCAGGCAGCCCAACAAGCACAGTTGCAGTTCCAGCAGTCACAAACAGCAGCGTTGTCTGCTCAGGCTCAGGAATCACAAGCTAGGGCTGCTAAGTTGGCTGCAGAAGCTCAGGCAGTGCCTCAAGAGCTTGAGATTGACAAGATCAACGCTATCACTAGAAACCTGAAAGAAGGTGACGCTGAAGACAAAGAGTTTGAGCGACGTATGAAAGTAGCTGATTCTCTCCTCAAAGAAAAAGCAATACAAGGAAAAACTAATGTTAACGGACCACGAACTACGCCTGCTGCTGCAGAGAGTCAACCAAGAATTCAACAACCAATGGGAGCGCCTAGACCGTTTGGAACGCAAGGTGGAGGAACTCAGTAATGCCCAAGTCCAAGGACCCAAAACTAGCACGAGCGGGCGTAAGCGGGTACAACAAGCCAAAGCGGACGCCTAATCACCCTACTAAAAAATTTGTAGTAGTAGCCAAAGAAGGTGACAAGACAAAGACTATACGCTTTGGTGACGCCAAGATGACTATTAAGAAAGACCAACCTGCACGTCGTAAGTCGTTCAGGGCACGTCACAAGTGTGACACAAACCCACCCAGCAAACTCACAGCGAGGTACTGGTCTTGTAAGAAGTGGTAAAACAGCCGTGAGGCTAAAGCACGTCGTGATGACGTTAGGAGAACACAATGCGAAAATTATTAGTAGCAGTAATGCTGCTGTCGTTACAGGCATCAGCAGACACTAAGATTCTCATAGAAAAAGCAGATCAGCAGTACGTAGTTATTCCAAGCTGCAACGTATCTGAAGACGTAACTCAAGTAGCAGTATATAGGCTCAGAGTAGGCGCACCAGTATACATAAGACACAAAGGACGACAAGTCCGGTGTACGATAGAAGACTTTTACAAACTAAGGAGTTGATGATGAAAGTCAACGCACCCAAAGGTTACCACTGGATGAAAAGTGGGAATAGCTACAAGCTAATGAAAGACCCTTCAGGCGGTTACAAGCCACACAAGGGTGCATCCAAAGCTGCAAACTTTGAAGTACAAAAAGTCCACAAAAAGTAAGGAGGCTACCATGCCACATTGTACAGGTAAGCGTAAGAAGAAAAAAGGTAAGAGCAAGCCAAAGGGGTACTAAAATGCCAGCCAAGAAAAAGAAGGCAAACGACGCTTGTGCGCGTAAGGTCAAAGCTAGGTACAAAGTCTGGCCTTCTGCGTACGCTTCTGGTGCTGTAGCTAAGTGTCGCAAAGTCGGCGCTAAGAACTGGGGTAATAAGAGTGGCCGTAAGAAAAAGTAAGAAGGGTGCAGCCCTTAAGAAGTGGTTTAAAGAAGAATGGGTAGACGTTAAGACAGGTAAACCCTGCGGACGTAAGTCTGCAAAAAAAGGTGAGTCCAAGCGTCCGTACCCCTCTTGTCGTCCTAAGGCTGTTGCAGCTAAGATGACCAAAGCTGAAAAAGCTTCTTCTGCACGACGCAAGACAGGCCCCAAAGCAATAAAACATGCAGTCACAGCTTCGGGTAGGCGTAGAAAGTCCACAAGAAAAGCTTGACATTTGTATAAAAGTATGCTATAATAAAACTATAGTTAACAACATTAGAGGAAACTATGACACCTGAGCTTGAAACCTACTTCGACAACTACAACAAACTCTTCAATCACGAAGGTTTCAAACAACTCTTGCAAGAGATTTCCACAAACGCTACTCAATTAGCAGACATACAGACTGTAAAAGACGTAGAAGATTTATTCTTTCGTAAAGGTCAAGTAGCTGCTTTTGCAACAGTTATTAATCTACAGGCCACTATTGAAGCTGCTAGAGAGCAAGCTGAAGTAGAAGAAGAAGGTCCTGTTGATGTTTAAAATTTATGACTTCCGTTGTACTAACGGACATGTCTTTGAAGAAATGGTAGAGTCAGGTATCACAACCAGTAGGTGCGGTTGTGGTGCCAATGCTACTAAATTGGTATCTGCCCCGTCTTTTGTACTTGAAGGCCACTCTGGGGACTTCCCCGGACGCCACATGAAATGGGTACGAGAACACGAACAAGCAGGTAAAAAGAAGTCTCCACAATGATTATAATCACGGAGTTTAATTATGTCACGAGCGCAAATGCTTGATCCACAACCTGAAGAGGAAAACGTGGACGCTATTGAAAACGAAGCAGACGAGATTCAACAAGAAGAAGTTGAGCAACCTCAAGAAGAATCAAGTTTACCAGAGAAGTACCAAGGTAAATCTTTAGAGGACGTAGTACAGATGCACCAAGAAGCTGAAAAGCTTTTGGGTCGTCAGTCTTCTGAAGTAGGTGAGCTTCGTAAAGTCGTTGATGACTATATTAGTCAGAGTATAACGACAACAGCACCTCAACAATACGTTGAGCCTGAAGACGATATAGACTACTTTACAGATCCTCAAGCAGCAGTTAATCGTGCTATTGAGAATCATCCTAAGATTAGAGAAGCAGAGCAGTACACGGCTGAGTACAAAAAACAGTCGTCACTAGCTGCGCTTCAGTCTAGGCACCCAGACATGCAAGACATCTTGAGTGATAATAGCTTTGCTGAGTGGATTAAGGCATCTAAAATTAGGACTCAGTTGTTTGTACAAGCTGACCAACAATATGATGCAGACGCTGCTGACGAACTGTTTACTCTCTGGAAAGACCGTAAAACAGTTGCACAGCAGACAGCCAATGTTGAAAAACAGGCACGTAAGCAGTCATTAAAGGCAGCTAACACAGGCAATGCACGAGGCAGTGCAGAGGGATCACGTAAGAAGGTATATCGCAGGGCCGACATTATTAAACTAATGAGAACAGATCCTGACCGTTACCAAGCTTTGTCTGATGAAATCATGGCAGCTTATGCGGAGGGTCGAGTCAAATAATCTAGGAGATTGACATGGCTACTGCAACTTATCCCGGCGCAGCGGGCTTTACTGCGAAGACAGAGGCAGATAAGTTTATTCCAGAAAT